GTCGGGTGGAGAAATCCACCTACCTTTTAACTAACAAAATTAAAAACTAATCATTATGGCTTGTAATTTATCAGCTGGTAGAAACGAAGTTTGTAAAGAGTCGATTGGTGGTATCCAAGGTGTTTATTTCATCAACTATACTACTGGAAGCTTTACAAAGAATGCAAGTGGAGAAATAACTTCTTTATCTGGCTCAACTGCGTATTACTATCAATTAAAAGGAAATTCAAACTATACTGAAACTGTTAACTCTTCTAGAGATAATGGTACAACTTTCTTCTCTCAGCAATTAGTGTTGAACTTGAAGAAGTTAACTAACGAAATGACTACTCAATTAAAGTTGATGGCATACGGTAGACCACAAATCATCATCTGGACTAATAACGGTGACGCATTGTTAGTTGGTGAAAAATTAGGAGCAGACGTAACTGCAGGTACAATTCAAACAGGTGGAGCATTGGGTGACCTTTATGGTTATTCAGTAACTTTCACAGGTATGGAACAATTACCAGCAGCTTTCTTATCTGGCTCAACTACTTCTAATCCTTTTGCAGGATTAACAGTTGCACCAACAATCGTATACGGAACTAACAGCTAATCTCAGTATTAGATTTGATAAAATATTAACCCTACTCTTCGGAGTGGGGTTTTTTTGTTTTAACTATTTTGGGATAATCTATTGTTATTATAAGATACAAACAAGCTAAATTATAGTTAATGCTAGCATATCACATATCTCAGTCTAATTCATTTGCAATTCGTACTGAGCCAACTGCAAGTAATCAATGGACAATGAGTTTACAAGATATGTATACTCTTGCCAATTCAACTATGTCATTAAGTGGAATTACTTATGAAGGATACGAGTCACTTTTACAATTCACTGCAAGTATTAGTGGTGCATATGTAGGTGCAGAATATCGTGCAGTATTATACACAGGTGATACTTCAATATGGCATGGTTCAATCCAATGTTATCAATCAGCATCAATAGATAAAACAGTATACGAAAACCAAATACCGCCAGTAACATCACACGCTAGCGAAAATAGATACATAATATTACAATAATATGAAACAAGGACAAAAATTTGCAATAGTAAATGTAAATAATAATCAACTTCCATTTATTACGGAAGATGCAAAAACAAGACAAAACTGGATACCTTTTGGTGTTTATGGACATGATGATTTCTTTGATGCAGTAACAACTACATTCAATGTATCAACAACAAATGCTGCATGTATTGAAGGTATTGCTGATTTGATTTATGGTAAAGGTATATACTCTAAGAATGAAGTAAATAATAAGATGCTTCAGAAGTTAATTCCACAAGAAGAAACTAAGAGAGTAGCATTTGATTTAAAATTATATGGTAATGCATGTTATCAAGTATATTGGAATGATGACCATACACAAATAATTAAATTCTATCACGTACCTGTTCAATATATTAGAGCAGAGAAATTATTATCACATCCAAAGATTCAGAATTATTTTTATTGCACAGATTGGAATGACCAAAAGAAAATAAAAGAAAAGAAGAAGATTCCTGCATTTGGTACATCTAATGAGAAGTGTGAAATACTTTATATTAAGAATTACACTCCAAATTTATATTATTATAGTTTGCCTGATTGGGTTTCTGCAATGCAGTTCTGTATTTCAGAAGGAGAGATATCTAATTTGCATTTAAATAACATTACAAACGGTTTCTTACCTGCGGTGATGTTAAACTTCAATAATGGAGTACCTGCACCTGAAGAGAGGGAAACTATCGAAGATTTAGTTCAAGCAAAATTCACAGGAACAGATAACGCAGGTAGATTTATGTTATCATTCAACGATGACCCTGCAACTAAACCAACTTTGGACATTATTGATATTCCTAATTTGCATGAGAAGTATGATTATGTTGCAGATTATACACAAGATAGAATATTAGTTGCACATAGAGTAACTTCACCTTTATTGTTTGGTATTAGAACAAAGAACAATGGTTTCTCTTCACAATCAGAAGAAATGAAAACTGCATTTTCTATTTTGCAAACAATGACAATATCTCCATTCCAAAACTTAATCTTAAATGCTTTAGATATGGCATTAACAGAAGGTGGATATGATGGAATGGAATTATACTTTGAACAATTAACTCCATTAGTAATTCTTGCACAAACTGCAGAAGAAACTGGCAAATCAGTTGGACAAGTAGAAGATGAAACTAATAAATCAATGGAAAATCCTGCAACACAAGAAAATCCAGGTGACCAAACGACTGAAGAAAATACAATTATTGATTCAAATGTATCAATGAATAAATTTTCAATGTTAGAATTAAATAACAGAGACTACGAAATATATAAATAATAAACAATATGGGATACGCATTATTCATAAATAGAAACGATATTATAAAGAACACACCATTGCAAGGAGCAATTGATGCAGATGCTTTATTACCATTCGTTAGAACTGCACAGGACAAATACTTAAAAAATCTTTTAGGAACTGTTTTATTTGATTATCTTCAAGCACAAATCGTTGCAAACAATGTAGATAATCTTTCTGTATATTATAGAGATTTATTAGATGATTATGTAAAGAATGCATTAATATGGTATTCATGCGTAGAATATATTCCATTCTCTTCTGTTCAATTTAAATCTAATGGTGCAGTTAAACAACAAAGTGAGCAAGGTATAGCACCACAAAAGAGTGAGATTGATTATCTTTTGAATAAAGCATTGAACAACGCTGATTACTATGCATTAAGATTACAAAACTACTTAATTGCATATTCTCAATTTATACCTCAATACTTACAATCAGTTGGTAATCAAACTCAGATTTATCCTGACCAAAGTAATCAATATTTTGGTGGTATTCAATTGTAATAATTATGGGAACACCTTTAGTTACAAATACAAATACTAACTACACAAGTTATTATAATTTGGTAAACTTCTTTGCGGAGTTTATGTCAAATCATCCTTCTATTGCGCAAGTAAGTAATGAAGATATTGAAGATTTTGATGAAAGAGAGTTTCCAAATTATCCAGTAGCAAATGTAACTATACCAGGGACTAGATTTACCCAAAATGAAACTCTTTGGGATGTGCAAATCTTAATTGCTGATAAATATAAAAATAAGAACAATGAAAGTAATCCAAGAACGAATGCACAAACTATTTACTTTTATCAAGAAGAAGATAAAATGGATATCTGGGCTAATCTTTTAGCAATTGCAAATGATTTAACTGCATTTGTGCAAAGAGGTGTAACTGGATTTGAAATAAATGGAGATATTAATTGTGTACAATTCCACGAAAGATTTGATTCTGGGTTAGCAGGTTGGGTTGTAACATTTACATTATCTACACACAATAATAAAAATAGATGTTTATTCGAACTATATCCAAATTAATATGAGTCAAATAGTACACAATACAGGCACCAACAATACGCTTTATTATAATGTAATAAACTATTGGAGAACTATTATGGGTAATCATCCAGGTATAGGTGCTGCATCTATGGGTGATTTATGGGATTTTGGTGAAAGACAATTTCCTCAATATCCTATTGCAAATATACAAATATTAGAATCTGATTTTGGAACATCTGTAACTAATTTTAGATGTCAATTAATGATTGCAGATAAAGTTAAGAATAGAAATAACGAATCAAATCCTGAAGATAATACGCAGACGATACCTTACTATCAAGTTGATGATAAAGTGGACATATACGCAAATACATTAGCAATAATCAACGATTTAACTTCATACACACAAAGAGGTGTTCAAGGATTTGAAATCAATGATGATATTGTATGTACTCCTTTTGCAGATAGATTAGATAATGGTGTTGCAGGATGGACAGCTGAATTTACTTTAACAACGCATAATGATAAGAATAGATGTTTATTTTTCTTAATTAATCCTTCAGGTAGTGGATATCTAATTCAGGATTGTATTACAGGAGATTACTATAAAGCGGTGTTAAACGGAAGTGGAAGTATTGGACAAGTATTTTCTGCACCTTACGTTTATCCAAATGCACAAAACATCACTACTTCTTACGGAGTGAATTGTTATACTATTATCAATACATTTGAGAATTCAGATGATTATGATTTGGTGAATTTGCCAATTTTACAGACACCATCTGCAAATTTTGGAGATTGTCCAACGTGTTTGAAATGGATTGCACCTCAAGTATGGGGAACTACTTTTCAAACTTGGAATTTACCACCAAACCAACCATATAAAACATGGATAAAAGCATAAAATAAAATATAAAATGGGAAATTTAAGTAATTTATACATATCACAAAGTTTTGTTTCCTTAATTCATTTAGGAAGTGATTCTTCTATTACAACGCAATCTGTTGAATTACAAGATGGTTTAGGTAATGGTTTGGGTGTATTTGTAAATGCATTAGGAGATGTAGTTATAGAAGGGCAGATATCTGCTTCTAATATTCCTGCAGAAATAGCTAGTTTACCTCAGTTTAATGCATATACTGCATCTACTAACACTAGATTAAATAATATTGAAAGTACAACTGCAAGTTTAAATTCTTCAGTAACTCAATTGAATGCATCATCTGCATCTCAGCAAGTTTCTATAAATGCATTAAACACATATACTGCATCTTTTTCAACTGCAAGTATAGCAACTTCAATAACAAATTTAAATAGTTTTACATCTTCTGCAAATGTTAGATTAAATAATCTAGAAACAACATCTGCAAGTGTAAACGTATCTATAAGTAATTTAAATATAACCTCTGCAAGTGTAAATACTTCTATTACTAATTTAAATGCATCTACTGCATCTCAACAAATTAGTATAAATAGTTTAAACTCTAAGACTGGTTCATATGCAACTACCGGTTCAAATACATTTACAGGTGCACAAAATATAGTTGGAGCAGTAACTGCATCAACTGCAAGAATTGCAAACTTAAATTATCCTACAACCGATGGTATATTCACAGGACAAGTAATGCAAACAGATGCAGCTGGAACTTTATCTTTTGGTAATGTTAATGCAGTATTTGAAACTATACATAATGGAGAAGCAACAACAATAACAGTTGGAACTCCTTTATATGTAAGTGGTGCTTTAGGTTCTAATCCAATTGTGTATAGAGCAGATGCAACTAATCCTGTTAAAATGCCAGCAACATTTGTAGCAATGGAAAGTATTGCAAGCAATCAAAATGGTAGAGGTATTACATTAGGTTTAATTACTGGTATCAATATGACAGGATATCCAGTAGGAACTGCATTATATGTTGATGGATTAGGTCAATTAATTTCAACAAGACCAACTGGTTCGAATGATATTATCCAACCAATCGGTATTGTAACTAAAACAGGTACTGGTGGACAATTGAATGTATTAAACCCAGGTCCAGTTTTAATGCCAAACATGCAAACTGGATATACTTTTGTAGGTGATGCAACAAATCAACCTGTATTAGTAGCAACATCTTCATTCGGTTCAAATGTAAACACAGGTAGTTTAATGGTAACAGGTAGTGTTAATGTAAACGTATTAACATTTACTAAAGGAGATGGTTCAACATTTAGTTTAACTGTTGCATCTAGTGGTAGTGTAGTACCTGGAACAATTTCAGGTTCTGCTCAAATTACTGCATTAGGATTTGTAAGTTCTTCTGTAACTGCATCTTCTTTAATTACCGCATCATTTAATAATGGTACAAGAAACTTAACATTTACAAAAGGTGATAATACAACTTTTGCAGTTAATATTCCTGATGTTAGTGGAAGTACATTTGATACAGGAAGTTTAGTAACAACTGCATCATTCAATGCTTATACCTCTTCTACTAATATAAGATTGAGTAATATAGAATTAACTACTGCAAGTTTAAATACATCAGTAACAAATTTAAATATATTTACTGCATCACAATCTACTGCAAGTATTGTAACATCAATAACAAATTTAAATACATTCACTCAATCTGCAAATGTAAGATTAAATAATTTAGAACTTACTTCTGCAAGCTTATTAGTTGAAACTGCTAATTTAGAATTGTTTAGTGCAAGTGCATTAGTTTCAATTTCTAATTTAAACCAATCATCTGCATCTCAACAAGTTAGTATAAATTCATTGAATGCTAAAACTGGAAGTTATATTACAACAGGTAGTGCATCAACTGGCTCTCAAACTATATTAGGTGATTTTAATTTTGATACAACATATACAGCAAATCAACCGGTTGTAAACCAAGCAGGTGGAACTAATGTATTAGGTATTGATTTTGGAGCATTTAATGATTTAATAACCTATTGGGGAAATTTAAACTTTGCAGGCGTATTAGTAAATGGAACTGGTGTAACAAATGCAAGCATTACTTCATATAACTTTGGTTCTTATTTAGAATGTACTTTATCATCAGGAACAACAACTAATGGTGCAACATATACATTATCAGGACCTTATATTCAAGATATAAGTTTGACCGGTTCTTTACAATCTACTTATGAAATTAGAGCAAAAGATACAGCTACTGGACAAAGAGCAGTGATGGATGTTAGAGGTTTTTATGCACAAAATGCAAATCAATTAGTTCAAGCAGGTGCATCTACTGATGGTGGTGTATATGCTGGTGAAAATGTAAGTTATAATTATATTAGATTAGCCGCAACTTCATCTCAAGTTAGTAATAATAATGGACCTACTCCATTTAACACACCTCAAATTGCAGTAAGTCAAAATGGACAGGGTGATTTTACACAAATAAGTTTCCAAGGAAATAGTAACTACACAGATGGAACAATAACAGTTCATCAACCATTATTTGTATCTGCTTCATTGAATGTAACTGGATCATTTACAGCATCATTAGCAAATGGATTTGCATGGGTAGGTAATAGTAGCAATAGAGCAGTTGCAGTTGCAACTTCATCATTTGCTGGAAGTGGTGGTGCAGGATTTCCATTTACAGGTAGTGCAGTAATTACAGGTAGTTTAGCAGTAACAGGAAGTTTTAGAGGATTTACAAATACATTAACAGTTGCAGCATCTACTGCATCAATCAATATGAATGATGGTAATTTCTTTAGATTAACTTTACCAACTGGCTCAACCACTCACGTAACTGTAAGTAATTTATCAGCTGGACAAACAATAAACTTATTAGTATCTCAATCATTAGCAGCAACAGGTAGTATAGCATTCGCACCAAATATTAGATTTGCTGGTGGTATTGATTATACTGCAACTGCAATAACTGGAGCAATGGATATCGTTTCATTTGTTTCATTTGATACTAACCAAATATTTGCAACACAAGTTAAAAACTTATCATAATATGTTTGCACCTGTATCATTTCAAGATGTATCTTTTCCTCAAACTGCAGTGATGGGTGATTTAGATATGATTTCTGAAGCATATGGTGCTTGGAATCAATATTCTAATCAACCAACATCATCTACATTTTCAACATCTTCTTATTTCACTACATCCTTAAGTGGTAGTGGTGCAGCAATTGGAAGATTTGGATTAGCACCGAATGATAGAATATTTAGTGTTTTTGAAAATGGTACAACTGGATATATTTGGGATACAAATACAAATACAGAAATTGGTACTGTTTCATTAACTAATCCAGGAACAATTAGAAAAGTTGTTTATGATAACTTAACTAATTCATGGGTAGTATGTGGAACCAACAATTTTATTAAAGTAAACTGTGTAACTACTGCATCAACTAATATTGCGGTTCCTACAAATCAAGGAACTCAATATGCATCAGTAGTTGCTTATAATGGAAAAGCATACGGATTACCATATGTATCAACAGGCACAAATACAGCAGTTGCTGTGTTTGATTTAGTTGCAAATACTGCAAGTACTGGCTCTGCAAGACCAGGCGCTGGTGGTTTTTGGGGTGCTACCTTAACATCTATTGGAACTATTTATTTTTTTAAAGAAATTGGTGGAACAAACAACTCTATTTATGAATACAATCCAACAACTGGAACTGGAACTCTTTTTGGAACATTAAGTGGTAATAGTGGATATTTAGTATCAAATTTGCCTGATGGTAGAGTGATTTCACAAGGATTAGGTACTGAAGCAAATTCTTTTATTATTAATCCAAATAATAAAGACATTGCAACTATTTCTAAAGGAGGTATACCAGCTGGTAATACAGGTATATGTGTAGGACAAGATGGTAAAGTTTGGACAGTAAGGTCTAGTCCAGCACCAGCAGATTCAACTTTATATTATTTTAATCCTGTAAATAATGTACAAACATCATTATCAGGATCATTATTATTACAAAGACCAACTAGTGGTGATAGAGGATTTCAAGACCTTATACAATTAAGTGATGGAAGAATTGCAATAATGCCAGGTCAAAATAATTCTGGTAGATTAGTTTATTTTAATTATTTAGCAAATAGAAGTGCAAATAATGGATATACTTCAGCAGGTATGGCAAATCCAATAATGACAACAGGACAAGGAACATAATGGCAACTCTTAATGATATTACAAAAAAAACTAAATCTCTTGCAGATGTAATCAGTAGAAGTGTTGCTAATAAAGCACCTGTTAAAACTGGTAATCTAAAAAGAGCAATTAGAAGAGCAAACAATTTTAATTCAATGTTTGACTCTAAAGGATTTGGTTCTAAAGATATAACTTCTAAGAGTGTAACAATTACCATTGATTATGCACCTGATGATGCTAAGTATGGTATGTTTTGGAATGACCCGACAGTAAGTAGAACTGTTAAAAAAGGTAAAACAAAAAATGTTCCAGGAGCAATAAACTTTGTTGACCAAGCCTTAAAAGACCCTGCATTTATAAGAGCATTTGATGAATTAGTTGAAACTATTACTGAAAATATGGTTTCTCAAATACAAGATGCTTTAGCAGAAGACTAGTATCAAATACTTTTACATTTTTTTTGGTTATTATATTAAACGAATTATAAATGTCATTAAGTATAACTCAAACTCCAGCATTAGTTTCATTAGCGCAATCGCCAATGGCATTTACCGTTGCGGAAAGTAATGCAAATCTTTTAACTTCATCATCATTTCAATACATTGGTGAATTATATTATTGGACTGGTTCTCAGTTTCAATCATCATCGAATACAACATATACAATTGCAAAATATCCAAATACAGCAGGTGTAGGTATATTTGATGTTTCTAAAATAATCAATTCTACATTACAGGATACATTGTATAATAACTCTTCTAATGTTGAATTTTATGCAGTTGATTTCTATACACAATATTGGAATGGAACTATATTCGTAACAGGTTCTCATGTCAAATCGGATACATATAAAGCATTAGATGGTTATGGTTTAATGAACTATGATGCAATTGGACAAAATATAACCGCATCTACTCCATTCTGGCCTTTAATGACTGATGGACCTGCAACACAAAGTATGTTCGAAACAAATAAAGGATATGCAGGTGTTTATGTAGGAACAACAGGCGGAACACAACCTACAAAATTAGTTTATTCATCATCAATACAAACTGCTGAAATTGCATTATCTTCTAATGCATCTTCATCTGCACAAATATATTCTTATCCTCAAGCTCCTGCTCAAAGTGGTTTTCCTTTATCAGGAAGTTATTCATCATATACTATTCAAGCATATAATGGTACAAGTAAATTAGGACAAGCTATTCAATTTAACTTTGATTGTCAACAAAAGTATCCTAATGTAAGAATAATGTGGAAGAATAGATTTGGACAATTTGATTGGTTCAATTTCTATATGGTAAGTAGAGAATCATTTGATATTAAAAGAAGCATGTATCAACCACAAATAGGAACATGGAATGCATCTACTTTATCTTATGCAAAGCAAGATTCACAAAATAAAAATTATATAGTTGATGCTAATTCAAAATTATCAGTAAATTCATTTTGGATTGACCAGGTATACAATGATATTTTAAAGCAATTATTAGTTGCAGATGAAATATATTGGTTGTATGATGAGGCAAATAATTTTGTAAGACCTTTATCTATATTAAATCAAAACATAGCATTTAAAACAGGAGTTGTAGACCATTTAATTCAATATCAATTTGAATTCTCTTATGGTCAATCTTATAAATTAATATTCTAATGGCAGTTATATCTACACAAAACATATCATATCGTATTGTTGCTGTAAATACTCAAACGAATGAAGATGTTCAATTAGATGTATTTCAAGATGAAGATTTGAAAGTATCTAATAATGTAACAGGTTTGTTTGATATTGCACAACTTCCTTCGGATTTTACTAGACAAGTTACAATCCCAGGAACTTCAAAGAATAATGCTTTTTTTGAACATGTATATGATATCTCTATTGATAATCCATTTTTATTTGCAACTAACATTAAAGTTCCTTGCTATATTGATTTCAATTCTGTGTATCTTATTAACGGATATTTACAATTAAATAAAGTAAATGTTTATCAGAATAAAGCAATTGATTCTTATGAAATTACTATATTCGGAACTCTATCTTCTTTTGGTAGAGATTTAAATAATAACTATCTTACTAATTTAACTACATTAAGTAAATTTAATCATACTGCATCTTACGATAATATAATAGCAAGTTGGGATGGTAATTTATTTAGTGGAAGTATTGTTTATCCTTTGGCAGAATATGGCCAAAAAATGAAATATAATTATGGTTCTGGTCAATATGGTATAGATGATGAATATGGTGCATTATGTGTGCAAGATTTCAAACCTGCAATTAGAATTAAAGAAGTTTGGGATGCATGTTTTGAACAATATGGATATTCTTATTCTTCATCATTTTGGAATCAAAGTTGGTTGAATGATGTTTATATGGTATGTAATTCAGCATTAAGATATCCAATAATGAATGGTACATCTAATGTAAATGGAACATCATCAATTGATTTAGAAAAATATGGATTATTTAAAATATCACCAATATCAGGATCAGGTGTGACAGCAGTTACAATGTCTGTAATACAACCTTTAAATTGGTATAATATAAATGAAAATCCAAATGGTAATTTAGATAGTAATTTAAATTATAGTGTAGATTTTAAAACAAAAATTAGAGGTGAAATTAATTTAAATTTTAAAATAACACCAAATCCATTAGTAACAGGAAGTAATGCTCCTCAATTTTATATTGTAATTACACCAACAGATTCGCCTGGAACAGTATACTCTAAAACTCCATTGGTGAATATAAACAATTATATGAAGCAAATTGCTGTATATAATGGTTCTGTTATAAAAGAGCAAACATTTACTTTATTAGACCAATGGAATGCAACTGATTTTCCTCCTTTTACTGGATTACCATCAGGCTCATATAACTTTTCTTTAGCATACGAAGAATTAAATCCTAGCATACCTAATTTTAGTGTAGTGTTAGAGCCTGAATCAAATACAAATTCATTTTTTAGTGTAACAAAGTGTAATCAAGCAGGTGATGGATTAATAATGTCTATTCCTGATAATATGCCTGTTGGTAATAATGGATTGAATAATGGTATTAAATTGATTGATTTTGTAACAGCTGTGCAAAAGAAATTTAATTTAGTAATGTATCCAAATAAAACTAAACCAAATCAATTTATTGTTGAAACATTTAATGATTGGTATAAAAAAGGTAAAGTTAAATCATTTGATAATTTTATTGATTTAAATAAAAATATAGAAGCAATACCTGCAAATAATTTAGCCGTAAACAAATTAATGTTTGGTGATAAATTAGATAATGATTATATTTCACAACAATTTGCTAAAGGTGCTAATAGAGAATATGGTAAATCATATTACATAGATACAACAAACTATTTTTCGCAAGGAGAATATAAAGTAGAAACAGTATTTGCATCTTCTCCATTAATTTATTTACAAGGAACAGGTTTATCTGGTAGTGTAGCTGGTATTGCACCTGATGCAGGTCCTTGTTCATCGTATACTGCAGTTACAAATCAATATAATTCTGGATATATAAGTTATATTGATTGTACGGGTGTTTATCAAACTCAATACTTAGCAGCTAATATTGAATTTAATTTCTGCGCACAAACTGGTACTCAAAATGGTGGAGGTATAATCATATTATATAACGGAGATTGCAATTAAAAAATAAAATATGTCACAAAGAATACCTTTATATTTACCAACATTCATAAGTTCAGTTGATTATAAGCCGGCTAGAGTTTTGCCTCGTATATACTTTTATAACGGAAAACTTGAATGTGAACCGTTTTATATTGAACATAGAGCTACTAGTCCATCTACTTTAATATTTGCAGAAACATCTTCTGTATTTCCTTATGTTGACAATTATAATGTAACAGAAAGTAATGCATTTCCATCAGTAGATTCAAAATCATTATTATTTAATAATGAAGCTTCTGTATATGGAACTACACCTACTGGCTCATTATATTCAGAATATTATCAAAAATATGTTGAATTATTATATAATCCAAAGACTAGATTATTTAATTGTTCTGGTATTATACCATTTGCTGCATATAATGAATTAAATCTTAATGATATTATTGAATGGAGAGGAAATTATTATCATTTAAGAGCAATTAATGATTATAGTATAAAAACAGGTGAATGTAATTTACAATTATTAGGTCCAATTATATTTGATACATTTGGAACAATACCAACTCCACCGCAAACATTTGCTTCGGTTAGTTGGAGTTATTCTGAAGCAAGACAAGATGGACAATTTATATTAAAAGATAATGGAACAACAATTGCATCATTAACTGCAAATGGAAGTGGAAGTTCATTAATATCATCTTCACACATTATATCTGCATCTTTAACGCCTGTAAATTATCCTACATCTTCATCAGTAACAATGAGTTTAATTGTAAATGGACCAAATCCTACATCGCAAATAGCTTACAATCAAAATATTACACTTTCTACTAACTTTAAAGTTACATCTGGAAGTTTATATTCTATTACTGCAAGTATTCAATATAACTCATCATCTGTTGTTTCAGGCTCTTTACAATTGCAAAATAGATATGGATTTTCAAATTCAATAGGTAATAGTGGTATATGTGCAGTAGCAACATCATCTGCATGGGTGGTGCCTGGTGATTTATATTATGAACCAGCTAAATATATATTCCAAGATGACCAAGGAAGTACACCATTCCCTTACAAATATGTAATTGATAGATTATATGGAACGTCACTTCCTGCTCCTGTATACAACTATAATTCAGGAAGTGGATTAGTTGGTGCACAGACTAGAAGTTGCTTGTAGTATAGATTAAAAATTAAATGTTATATTGATATGATAAAGAATATTATTGACTTATTACAAAAAGACAAATATTATAATGTTTCTGAAAGAGTTGAAATAGCAAAAGGAAAATATAAATTACCTTCTACTTGGAAAGAATCATGGAATAAAATAAAAAGACACGCTAAATTAAATAAAGACAATGGCTGATAAAACAGTAAAAATAAAAGTTGATTTAGATGCAGAACCATCAATTGCTGGCTTAAAAGAACTTAAGAAAGAGTTAAGAGAAATTTCTGTTACTGACCCTAAGTTTGCAGAAAAGCAACAACAAATTGAAGATTATACTGATGCTCTAAAATCTGCAAAGACTGGAGCAGGAAACTTTGCTGATATTCTTGGTGAGTTGCCTGGACCATTGGGTGATGTTGGTAATAAAGTTGCAGGTACAATTACAACATTAAAACAATTTGGCGGAATTAAATTAGACTCATTAAAGGCTTCTTTTTCTGAATTAGGTAAGGATGTTGTAGATGCTGCGAAAGGTATTGGTAATTTAACAGGAATTACAAAAGCATATACTTCCTTAAGTGATTTATTGGCAGCAAGTTTTACAAAGGTTGGTGTTGCAGAAGGATATGCAGCAACAGGTGCAAAATTATTATCAGGAGCATTAATTGCTACTGGTATTGGTGCATTGGTTGTAGTATTGGGTAATCTAGTTACTATGTTAATGGATTACTTTGATTCATCTAAAAGAGCAGAAAAAGCAGCAAATGATTTTTCAGATGCAATCAAAAGACAAAATGACTTATTAGAAGCAAATTTAGGTCAAATAGATTTCGAAAATAAAAAGAAATTATTACAGGCTAAAATTGCAGGTGAGAGTGAAGCTAATCTTAATAAAATTACTGCAGATGGTTTGCAAGAAAGATATAATCAAATCAAAGCAGCAAATGATGCAATATTAGCAGAACAAAGAGCTTTAGCATTAAGACAAGGTAAGTATGCTAAAATGAGTGATGAAGAAAGAGCTGCTGTTGCTGAAAAGAATTTAGAGCAATTACAAAAATTAGGTAAGCAAGAATCTGATGCAAGAGAAGCAATTGAATTAAATAAATTACAAGTTCAAGCTGATGCTGCTGAAAAGAGTAGACAAAATGATGAAAAAGCTGGTGCTCAAAGATTATCTACTATCGAAAGAAATAATGAGCAAGCTAAAAAATTAAGAGAACAAGAGTTAGCACAAATTGTAAAAGAAAGAGAAGAAGCAAGAATTACTTTATTAGGTGATGAAGAAAAAGAAGTTGCAACTATTACTGCATCATATAAAACAAAAATAGACTTAGCTAAAAAGCATGGTGAAGATACTAAAACTTTAGAAGATGCTTTAGCAAAAGAAGTTAAAAAAATAAGAGATAAGTATCGTAAGGAAGATAATGATGCTATAAAAAATGGTTTGATAGAAGAACTACAAGCCATTATTGATGGGAATAAAAAGAATTTTGAAGAACAAAAATTACAATTAGATTTACAAAAAGCACAAGGTATAATTGATGAAGAAACATATCAACAAAAATTATACGATATAAAAGTTAAATATGCAAATTCTGATGCTGATTTAATTAATGCTCAAATAGATAATTTAAATTATTTAAGTGATAAAAAGAAGCAAGATTCGGATAGTGCTAAAGAATGGGCAGATAAACAAAAAGAATATAATGATGTAATACAACAAAGTTGGATAGATTTGGGTAGAACAACTGCAAATACTTTTGCAACATTAGGTAATTTATTTGAAGAAGGTAGTGATGCAGCAAAAGCATTTGGTATTGCATCTGTATTAATTGGTGCAGCAACTTCTATTGCTCAAATTAATTTTCAATTTTCAAAAGGTATTTCAGAAGCAAGAGGTGTAATTACAAAAGGACAAGCAATTGCAGCAGAAGGTGTGGGTATGTTAGGTAATCCTTTTACTGCTCCCGTTGGTGCAGCAATGATTGCATCTGGTGGAACTGCAGCAGGAGCTGGTACTGCATTGTTAGCAAAATTACAATTAAATAAAGGATTACAAATAGCGGGAGTAGTTGCAACATCAGCAGCACAAATTGCAGCAATTACATCAGCAAAAGGTAAATCAGGAGGTGGAGCAGCAACTGGAGGTGGTGGAGATTCAGGCGCAGCTGGTGGGGCAGCACCAACATTTGGTGGAGCAGCAACTATGGCAGCACCACAAATACAAACAAGTGGTGGAATGAATCCATCAACACAAATTGCTCAAACAATAACGGGAGCAAGAGAACCAATTAGAGCATATGTGGTAAGTGGTGAAGTTAGTTCTCAACAAGCATTAGATAGAAGAACTAATAGAGCAGCAACATTTGCAGGTGGATAATCATTTTTATAACTTATAATGTTATTACAATATGAAACTTTACGAATTAAAAATAGAAGATGAAAATGTAGATGAAGTGTTTGCCATATCATTGGTAGAGTCACCTGCAATCGAGTCTGATTTTGTTTATTTTAATAAAAATGAAGTAATGTTTGCTGAAGTTAATAAAGACCAGCAAATGTTAGTAGGTCCAATTTTAATACCTGATAAAAAGATATTAAGAGTAGATGGTGAAGGACAACCTTATCATGTATTTTTTACAAAGGAAACTGTTAAGAAATTAGCACAGAATTACTTAATGAAAAAATATACTGACTCTGCAACATTAGAGCATGATAATAAAATCAAAGGTGTACATTTAGTTGAGTCATGGGTAAAAGAAGGTCAATTAGATAAATCTAATCAATTTGGTTTAGCATTACCTGTGGGAACTTGGGTAGGTATGTTTAAGATTACTGACCCTACACTTTGGAAAGATTATGTAAAAACAGGCAAAGTAAAAGGATTTTCTATTGAAGGTTTGTTTGAACATAAATTAGTTGAAGCATCTATATGGGATGAAGCAATATTAGAAAAGAATATTGATGAATTATCAGATAGAGAAGCAGAAATTGCATTAAAGAAAATCAAAGCACTTATTAAAAGTGATAAAAGATTTGGTAGTGGTAAGAGAGTAGAATTTGAAAGTTATTCAGATTATGGTAGTGCAGTAAAAGCAAATGCAAAAAGAGCATTAGCATGGGCAGAAAAGAATGGTTGGGGAAGTTGCGGAACACCTGTTGGAAAACAAAGAGCTAATCAATTAGCTAAAGGTGAACCAATTTCAATAGATACAATAAAGAGAATGTATAGTTTCTTAAGTAGACACGAAAGTGATTTACAAACATCAACTTCATATGGAGATGGATGTGGAAAGTTAATGTATGATAGTTGGGGAGGAAAAAGTGGATTAAGATATAGTAGAAACAAATTAAGAGAATTAGGATTATTGCAAGAAAATGAAGGTAATCCATCAATTAGTTCATCTTACCCTGGTGAAGCGGCAACAACTAAAAAGAAAAAAGATTTGATTGTATCACCAGCATTATTAGAACCAAAAACATTAGGATTAAATAAATAAATTATTATGGCAAGTATAGTAGAAATAGCATCATATTTTAACAATGCAAAACAACAAGCAGTTGTATGGCATCATCAAACTACATCTTTATCTGAGCATGAAGCATTAGGTAAATTCTATGGTGAAATTGAAGGTTTATTAGATGGTTTATCTGAAAGTTATGCAGGTATCTATGGTAGATTAAAAGGATTTGATGTAGAAGATTTAATGGACTGGGGTGGATTAGATAACACAATTGCATATTACAAAGATTGTTATATGTGGTTGCAAGAAGAAAGAAAAACTGCACCTCAAGATAGTTGGATACAAAATCAATTAGATGAGATTGCAGCATTATTAGGACAAACACTTTATAGATTATCTTTAAGAACTAATGGATAGTAATAAGGTATATGATAAATTAGTAAACTTTGCAATGGAAACAAAAACCTTTGCAGAGTTTCAAGAAGCATTATTTTCATCTAATAAAAGTAATCCTATTAGAGTTGAATGGGAAACAATGGAAGGAAATAAAAGATATTATTGGATGTTTTGGGAACCAGGACCAATTGGAAATGGAATTGCAGGTGGAACTGATACTAAAGAGGCAGAGGATATGGTAAACATTCAAGTATTAGGATTACAAGGAGATTGGAGAACATTAGATTATTCTTCAGTTTCAAAATATAGATATAACGGACAAACGTTCAAAGTAAAATAAAAACAAAATAAAATGAGCAAATTATTTAATCAACAAGCTTATGTAGAGAACGGACAATTCTCTGGCGGTGAAAACATCACTTTAACAACTGGCTCTGCATTCTTAAATGCAAGTGGAAGTTATGGTGGATTATATGTTGGATTAGTTGGAAACTTAACAGTAAAAACTGTGGATGGTTCTGTATTGACATTTGTGTCAGCATCAGGATTTATTCCAGGTTTAATCTCTGCAGTTTCTGCATCTTCAACAGCAGGTAGTATCATAGCATTAAAATAAGAAACAAATGCCTTTAATAAATTATAGTGCTAATAGATTAGAAGCATTAGGTAGTCAAGGACAATTTGGTATACGAAGAGGAACATTACCTAATATTACTGCAAGTGTTAGTAGTAGTTGTGTAAACTATGAAGATACTGGCTTTATTAGTATGTCTAATATCACAGGTGGTAGAGGACCTATATATCAATATAGTTTATATGATGTAAGTGCATCTGCATTTATAACTCAATCAACTGCAAATACATCTGCAACTATTAGTAATCTATCTAACTCAACTTACTCATTAAACATAAGTAATGAGGGAGTATTTGCATATACACAAAGTATTACAATATCTTGTCCTCCTCCTCCAAATTTGGAAGTTCAATACTTAGTAGTAGGTGGTGGTAGTGCTGGTAGAGGTTCTGGTACCGGAGGTTCTGGAGGTGGTGTCGTATCAGGCTCACTTTCTATTCCTTATAGAACTACATTGATAAACATTGTGGGTAATGGTGGAACATCTGTAAATGGTGTTCCTACAATAACTGCAGGTTCATCATCAATATCATCTTCTGCAGTAGGTTTCTTTGGAGCAGGTGGTGCTGATAGCACTAAATCAGGTGGCCCTCAATACAATGACCAAGGTTTAGGAACACCATTTAGCAGTGGTGGTGGTGCAGGTTCTTCTGAAAATGGTACCAATGGAACACAATTTGTAAATGGTAATGGTGGAGATGGTTCAATATGGTTAAACGGAGTTTATTACGCCGGTGGTGGTGGAGGAACAGGTGGTAGTCCTAACCCAGTAGTTCTTGGAGATGCAGGTTTAGGTGGTGGTGGATATGGTAGTGGAAGTTTAGCAAATGGAGTAAATGGTTTAGGTGGTGGTGCTTCAGGAGCAGGAAATAAAGGTGGTAGTGGTGTTGTAATCATTAGATACTCAACTGGCTCTGTAAGACCAGCATTTGGTGGAACTATAACTGAAGCAGGTGGATACTATTATCATACATTCACAGGTAGTGGAGAATTTAGATACGCAAAATCATAATAATATGCAAACAATAATATATGAAAATTCTATCGTAAAGATAGTTAGAAATCAAGACGGAACTATAACAACAATTAAAAAGTAAAAGTATGCCAATTCAACCAGGTAAATCAGAAAACGAACAAGAATTCATTAGTAGATGTATGGGTGAAGAAACTCAAACATATCCACAAGACCAAGCATATGCAATATGTAAATCTAAATGGGATAGACAAGAAATGAGTAAGATAACTAACATGTCTGCAAAAGTAGTAGCTAGAATGGTATACGATGAAAAGTATAGAGGAATAAATTTAGCAGGATTAGAAGATGCATGTTGGGAAGGATATGTTGCAATAGGAACAAAAGATATGGATGGTAGAGAAGTACCAAACTGTGTACCAATGAAAGAAGAAATGGGAAAAATACAAAGTGAAAAAGGAATTGATTTAGCAGCATATCCTTGGGATGAATGTATTGCAGACCAAACTGCAAGATATGGTGATGAAGAAACTGCTAAGAAAGTATG